AAAAGGCGCAGACTTATCTAGTGCCAACGCCCTAACTTTAGGTAGTGATGGTAACGCTTTTGATATAACTGGCACAACTGCTATCACTTCAATTTCAACCAGAGGGATAGGAGCAATTATATTATTGCACTTTGATGGCGCACTAACGTTGACCCATCACAGTACCAACCTGGTACTTCCAGACGGAGAAAACATAACCACAGCGGAAGGCGATGTAGCCGTACTACATGAATTTGAAGCAGGAAAATGGCGACTTGTTTCGTACAGTCGAGCAGACGCAGCTAGTGGTGTGCTTACTGTGGCTAATGGTGGTACAGGCGCAGCCACACTAACTGACGGGGGAGTATTATTAGGTTCGGGAACTAGTGCAGTCACAGCCATGTCCGTATTATCGGATGGCGAGATGATTGTTGGTGACGGAACTACTGATCCTGTAGCAGAGAGTGACGCAACATTACGTACCTCGATTGGTGTGGGTACGGGTGATTCCCCACAATTTACAGGCATAGAACTAGGACACGCCACCGATACAACTATTGCACGTAGCGGTTCTGGCGACATAACTATAGAAGGTAATGCAGTCTATAGGGCAGGCGGTACAGACGTACCAGTAGCTGACGGTGGAACAGGAGCTTCATCACTTACCGATGGAGGTGTTCTATTGGGCAGTGGTACTGGAGCTGTAACTGCTATGGCTGAATTAGCGGATGGAGAAATGATAGTAGGTGATGGTAGCGGCGATCCCGTAGCATTAGCGGCATTTACTGATTCTACTGGTCAACTTAAGCATGAGCGTGGCGGTATTGAAACCGATATATCAGGTATAGCCAAAGGTGGCATACTGGCAGGTTCTGACGCAGGTACGATAGCAATCAAAACCGTAGGTAGCGAAGACCAGGTACTAACAGTCGATGGTAGTGGTGGTATCGGATGGGAGGACCCAGCAGCAGGTGGGATGGCCAGCCTTGCGGCTGATTCATCGCCCCAGCTAGGTGGTTTCCTAGATGCTAATGGTAACTACATGCAGACCGAGAAGGGTGGTGACATCTCATCGGCCTCACCTCTAGTCATTGATACTGATGGTGATTATTTTAATGTGACAGGTACGACCAATTTTGCGGCAATGACCGTAGCGGCTGACAGGCAATTCACCC